AGGTCGCCGTGTGGGCCTGAGTTAAGTTCCTGCCATATGGTGCGTGAGGTCATGTATGCCACTCCATTTGCAACGCCTGCCATCATGGCGGGCGGTGGGATCATATTAAGAACGTCGAGCCCTTTCTACAGCCGCCCGTCTCCCCAGCCTCAAGCGGTGAATTCATTACGCGAATAACCGACGCTACCGGCTTGAGCGCTTCCCGGTCGAGGTCGTCGCACGCCTCGAAACAGTACGCGACGAACCCGGACCACTCCCGCGACCACGCTTCACTCTTGAGGCGTACCCCGTAAATGTCGTCGAGCCATTGGCGAAAGTCCTCGGGCTTAATCAGCGGGTCAACGCTCGCGCTTTGCCCCCCTTGATGCATACGGCGATATCGGAACAGCACGCCCATAGCGACATAACGGGCGCGCTTGGCCTTGTGCGCGGTCATGCGTCCCGACTTGTCATAAGCCCGAACGAACACCGCCGCCTCGGCCGTTTCGCGCTGGTCGTCGGTGGCAAGCGGGCTATACATCCAGTGTCCGAACGCGGCGACGTAACGCGGCAAAGTGCCGATTGCCTGTTGCACCCGCCCGGCGATTGCCTGATGAACCGCGCGCACCGTGCGACCGTCGAATTCGGAAAGTTGGACCGCGCCGCCGAGTTGGGCGCGCTCAAGGGCGAACGCCGCGACCGAATCGCCGGGCGAGTAATAGCAGTCATGCCACGCCAAACGCGCGCTATTCAATTTCATATCGTCCCCCGCCTACCCGTTGCCCTTTTGCTGTTGCTCGCATAGGTGGCGCTCGCACGTCGCCTTTGCGGTGTCGAGGTCAGTCCCCGCGTAAATGATGGGGGTTGTCCTCGGTGCCCTTGCGACGTGGACGGTCACGCGTTCGTTAACAAACGACGACGCAATGATATAGCCGTCGTTTGACTCGATACGGTACAGGCCTTTTTTTTGCCAGTTCATGCCCACACCTCGGAACCGAATTTGATCCCGGCCGTTTTGAGTTGGTAGCGAATCCATTCGGGATCGACTCCGCAAATCTGCGCGTGCCAAATGTCCCCGCTCAAATATTCCGCCGCTTGCCGTCGCGCCGCCTCGACCTCATACCCGGATTGGTTCGTGATGAGGTCGTTAAGTGCGCCCGCGAAAATTGCGAGCATCAAACGCGCCTCGGGCTTGTCGGGGAACTGGTGCCCAATCTTGCGCACCAGCGCGCGGACTAAATCGAACGTCTCGCGCGGGGTACGCCGTTCGCCGTTGCCTGTACGTCCTAAAGGTCTGCTCATATTTTTATTTTCCCTTCTTTGATGAGTACAACCAGCGTTCGCAACACCCCCTCAAGGTGGGCGCGTGCGGTGATGTCCGAATCTAAATTCCAGGTGCGGCGGTCGATTTCGTCGTGACAACTTGAGCAGGCCCAAGCGCCTAACAGGTCGTGCGGCTTAAGGCCCATCCCACACGCACCCCCTAGCCGGTAGTGCGCGAGAACGGTTGTGTCAGGGTCAAAGTTGCATATCCCCTCAAGCCGTACTTGGCAGTCGCGACCGCGCGCCAACTTGCGTAAATCGGTCATAGGTCGAACCATTCAAGGTCGTGTCGCATCGGCGGGACTGACTCAAGGGTCTTAAGGTCGATCAACGTAAAATAGCCGCCGAGGTGCGGGAGCCAACCGCCCGTGTCGATGTGATAGACGTTGCCGAGACGGGTCGGGCGATTGAGTGGGGTATGTCCGCACACGACGGCGGTTATCCCTTTCACTCCGCGCTCGTCGCCACGTTCAACCCGAGTCCGCGACCACATACAGGCATTCCGAACATTCTTTGAATCGAGCGCGCCGAGCAGGTCGCGCCAGTTTTCAACCGGACAATCCGCGTGAACGATTCCGACCGTCCCGGTTAACGTCTCGACCTCGATAGCCAATGGCAATTCGCGGAACTGCGCGGCGAACTCGCGCTGTTCATCCCACGCCAACCCGGCGAACCACGACCCGCCGTTGTATATCCAGTTTTCGGGGTCGCACGTATCGAACCGACATACATAGTCGTCGTGGTTGCCGCGTACCGAATGGACCCACGGTTTCGCCAACCAATCGAGCGCGTCGCGGCATTCGGGGCCACGGTCGACCAAATCGCCGACCATGAACAGCCGATCCTTTGCCGGGTCGAAGCCGACCGCATCAAGCGCCCACTGTAGCCGGGTGAAATAGCCGTGAACGTCGCCCACGGCAAAATCGCGGCCGTGAACATTGCGGGCGAATCGTTTGATTAGGCTCATTGCGGCGCCTCGACATTCCATGCCATGCGTTCGGCGAAATCGTTCGGCGTTCGATAGAACAGGCGCCCGGTGTCGGCGTCGGCATACACGACCACCTCGCCTTTGCGACTTGTCCCGGCACCCGTCGCCAACCCGTGGACGAAATAGCGCACGCCGTTTAACCGCACGATTTGCCCTTGCTGGGGGTCGATTCGATCTAGTTCCGCTTTCAGTTTGCCGACCGTTTCGGCCAACGTTTCCCCGAACTCAAACCAAACGTGTTTCGCCGGTTCGTCGATTGGCGAGGCGGCCGACGTCGGGCCAACGCACGCCCACGCGACCCAGCCTTTACCAAAGCGGGCGGGCTTACAGGCAATCCCGAACCGGCCGTATTGCTCGCGCTCTAGGATCATGCTTCCCCCTTAAAGGCGTCGATTTCCGCCATTTCGGTTAACCGTTCCGGGGTCAGGTCCGGCCAGTCGTGCGCAATGACGTATGCACAAACGCCGATCCAAAACGCCTTAAACTCGTCCTCGCCCATCGAGCTATACGACAGGCTTTGCGGCTTCTTACTAATCAGGGTGCCGACGCCTGGAATTTCGGTTTCGGTTTTGTCGCAGTACACGCCGGATTCGAATTGCAGTTCCTTGATTACCGCGTGCGATAACTTGCCGGTGAAGCGGTCGAGGTGCTTGCCGAGCAATTTCCCGAGGCCATGCACAAGCCGATTGAACCGGGTGTTACGTGGCCGGGTCAGGTAGGCAAACACCCGCGTATTCAGACGGAACCCACGCTCGCGCAACATCGAGCGGTCGGCCTCGGTGGCCGCGACGAAAGCCGCCGTCGGCTTGCCGGTGGCCGGGTCAGTCATCACCCGCAAAATCAGTTCAATAGGTAGCGGCTTACTCATCGCTCGGGTTCTCCTTATTACGTCCGCGCAACTTATCGAGCGCGGCCCGAGCGACCTCGGGTGTCCGTCGCCCCTCGACCTTTTCCGGCAGGCCGATCAGGATCGGGCGCAACGGTTCGCCATTGACCACCATTCGGCAAACGATCTTGTACGCGCGGTTAAACAGTTCGCGGCTCGTCTTAAGTGGCAAGGTCGACAGGTTGTACAACCCGACCTCGCGCGCGGCGTGAGACACGGCCTCATGCGACCAGGGGCCACGGTCCCCACTCGGGTAGGCGCGTCGGGTTGCCTCGGCGTAGGCGTCATCCTCCGAAGGCAGCCCGAGCAGTTCCGGGGTCGGGTGACACATTGCGATAAAGCGACCCACGGACGGGACGAAATCCGAAGGCAGTCGGCGACAGGCCGCGACCCCGAACCGGATTTGTTCGATTTGGGTTATCCCCTCGGCGACAAACCCCTTGACCATCGACCGCTTGTAATCCTGTAGCGAGGCGTCATCCGGCCACGCTTGCCGCCACGCCGGGAAAATTGCTTTCAGTTCACGAACAAGCAGGTTCACCACGCGCCCGGCCGCGTCGTCGACGTTCGGGGGTTCCTCGCCGCCGCCTTGCACTTGCGTACCACGGGCGACGATTCGATTTACCAGGCTCTTAACGTGATCCATCACAAGCCCCCTAGGTTTTGGGTCCATGTCAGGTCATCAAAATCCGGCCCGACTTTGGCGGCGGGCGTAATCCGGCGCCCGGCGTAGGTCTGCGCGTTTAACATCCAGTTGCGCCACGTCGCCAGCCAGTCGGCGCGGACTTCACCCTTCGAACGGAAATGGTTCAAAAACTTTTCGGTTTCCAGGCTGATCGACGTAGCGGGCGCGCGTTCGTTTGCCCATACGATCATGTCGGCGGTGATTGGGAACACCTCGGGCAGCGCGGTTTTGCGTTTGGTCTTTGGGG